CGTAAATGCTCCCCAGTTAGGGGCTATACGTTACCCGACAGTGCGCTCTCAAACGCTCACTCCGGATAGATTTCCAAAGTTTCAGCTTCGTCTTCTGAACTCGGAAAGAACCTGTGCAATCTCCTCGGAGTTGTGCAGGTGGCTGTAGAAGTCGGGCTCTATGAGCCTCTTCTCCAGGAGCCTTGTGCATACATTCACCAAATGTAGCACGGGCTTCGTCAAAGGGTCCCCCATCAGGACCCCTTGGCGAAGGGTCACGACACGGATGTCTTTCTCTTCCGTGGCGCGCCCGATATCTGCTAGAAGGCCTGTGGCCTTAAAGTAGATCTCTCGGGGTTCGTAGCAAGTCTTTACTACGATACCCTGAAGTACCTTTGGAATACCACATTTGGTCATCCACGGTACACCCAGATCTTTCCCCACCTGGTGTTGGAGAAGATCGGTCGCCTCTTTGTAGTCTGTAGAAGACACGTAGAGGTCTTCGAAGGTGTCCGTCCTTTCGACGTAACCTTCGAACGCCGTTTCCTCTCTGCTGAGCAGAGAGAAGACGTCTTGCCTCTCCAATTCGTTCGAAAACGAGTTGAAGAAGTTCCAGCCATGGTTTGATGCACTCATACCTGACTGACTGCTCCGGATCCCTTTCGCTAGGGGTTCGGAACATATCTTGCTTACAAGATCTAGGACGATCTTGAGGCAAGCACGGGCCTTGGTAACGCTTCTCGCTTTACCAGGTTCCTTCACCACTGTTAAGAATGCCATTCTTAGCTCTTCCAGTGGCGTATGGAGAACTCGGTCAAGACTGACCCAGAAGATAAGTTCTCCAACCGTGTCGAACTCTTCCTGGAATTTCCAGGACTCGACACGTCCGGTGTCCAGGTCCCTTATCGGGATCTGAGACATCGGGTCAACCGAGCAAATCATTTCTTTGATCTGCTCAGTTGTTCCTCCTTCGCGCCGGGTCTTTTCCCAGCACGCAGAGGATGTCACCGTTACTCTCGACTTTGTCGACAGTCCGGTGACGGCGGCTATGGGGAGGTCCTTGATGACCTCCTCAATTGCCATCCGCCGTAGGGATCGAACTGTGTTCGACTCTACGACGGGCTCCGATGAAACGGTTAGAAGAAATTTCCGTTTCGATTGGAGTACGACTAGTGGTGGCGGTGTACCGCACCCACGAGTCTGAGACAGTAGGCCTACTATCAGTAGGCGTTCGTGTCCCGTTGCTCCCGAGAGGACCTTCCAGGTCCTCCAGAGGAGCCGTGACCATTCCTCGCCCTCGGGCGGGGGCTTGGCCACATGTGCAAGCAGGTCTCTATGAGATTGCTGCTTGTACCACTTCCTGGCCCACTTCAGTGTGGAATAGGAAGTACGGATGGGGACCGCCTCTAGAGGCAATTCTCCATCGAGGAACTCATCTCCTATTAATAGTGAGATGTTTCCGAGTGTGAACAGGTCGAATCTGTCCCATGTCCACACTTCCGCGGGATTCGCCAGATATCTCTGAGTGAATATCCCGTCGACGGTCTTTAAGAGCTCGATGAGCCTTAAAGATCGTGATCCCTTATCGCGAGTTGCATACTCGCCGTTCAGGGACAGAGCCTGTCTCTCATCTGCGGTCCAGATGGGGTCAGACTTTCCACTTAGGAACCGATTGATACGGGACCTAAGGGTACGCGCCCAGAATCCAATATTGGAGTCTGGGTCGTTGCACTCACGTGAGAGCCTTCGGCCCCAGTGAGTGTGTGAATATATGATGTGACGCTTCACATCCATATTCGCGATCTTCGCGAACCGTTGCTTGTTCTTCGAAGACCCGTCCCACTTAGGGCCAAATAGCCTTGGTGGGAGTGGATCCTGGAGACGTATACCGTCTCCGGACCATACGACAATCTCAGGAGGTTCTACCTCGTTGAGACTTGCCAATGCGAGGGCCGCATGGATTTTCCATGGGTCTTCGTAGTGGATGCGGTGAGTAAGTTTCTTCCTCTTCCGCACCAGTGTTGAATCAGTCTTCTCAAGGACTGACTCAACATCTGAAGTTTCCGAACCTGAATGTTCGTACTCTTCATCTATGAGCTCCGCGTTGTTAGACACGAGGCTCATATGTTCCGCCGACTCTCTTAAAATAGAGCCGAGGGACTCGGAATATGAGGGCATAAAACCACTCATATTTCGCTTGGACAGGAGGACGGACGATCCGCCTTCTGCCCAATCACACTTTTCAATCGTGAATCCACGGTTGATAAGAGCGGACTGGTTCCTAGACACCGTCTGGGAACCAGCCTTCGCCAAAATAAGTGCCGACGGCACTTGTTTTGTCGAAAGATAGTGTCTACCCTCCATGAAAGGAAGTAGCACATCAGGTGTCGTCCTACTGCTAGCAGTCGGATTGTACCAAAGAGGTACTGCGGTCATCTGTGACCACACCC